GTGGTGGAAGTGGTTCTGCTACAGGAATGGGTGAATCATTTAATGCACAATATAAAAAATTATATGAAGACTTATTAGTATTAACTGGATTTAAAGTAAATAAAAATGATGATGGAACAATTCAATTAACTGATTTATGTGATATGGTTCCTAATACTATTTGTACTAATCATCAAGATGTAATTAATCATATTAAACCTTATATCAATGATTTATTTATTTATCCTTTACAACATGCTACAGGAGAAAAGTTTACAGATCCTGAAGAATGATGTAATTGATATAATAAAGATAATCAAAAGAAATATCCTAAATGTGCATCAGATATTAAATTCTGTGATTTATTAGCACATCATTTAGAAGAAATAGGTGATTAATATGGATGAAAAGGAAAGAACTGAAATTTATAATGATTTTCTTAACAGTTTAAAAGATGATGAAACAATATATGATATCGATAAAACTCTTAAAGCAATTAATGAAGATCCTAATTTAACAGATGAACAAAAGAAAGAATTACGTCATGAAGGTTCTTGTAAGAAAAGTGAAATCTGAAAAAAAGGATTATATGAAGAAGTTACTATTCATGATACATTAAATCCTAAAATTTGAAATGAAGATAATTCTTTAAAAGATATAGTAAGAATTAAAATAGAAAATATTGTTGATACTTTTGCTGATATCTTAAGAGAAGATGGAATTGATTTAAAAATTGAAGATATTTATCTTTTAGGTTCTAATGCTAATTATAATTATACTGATGAATCTGATTTAGATATTCATATTATTGCAGATGAATCTTTTGATTGTGATGCTAAACATTTACCTATTATTTATCAAGCTTATAAGGCATTATTTAATTTAAAATATGATATTAAGATTAAAGGTATTAATGTTGAATTATATGTAGAAAATAAAGATGATTTATCTAATGTTTCTACTGGAGTTTATAGTTTTAATGATGGTTGGATTAAAGATCCAGCACAATATGAAAGACCTGAAATAGATGATAATAAATTAAATGCTGATGTAAATAAATGAAAAGTTAGAGCTCAAAAAATTTTAACTGAACCCTCAGTAGATTCTATTGAAAAATATATAGATGATATTTATGATTTAAGAACTGAATCTATTTCCAATGAAGGTGAGTTTGGAATAGGTAATTTAGTATTCAAAGAAATTAGAAGACAAGGTATTCTAGATAATTTAAAGGAATTAAAATTTAAATTATTATCTAAAGAATTATCGTTAGAAAGTTTAGAAGAATCTTTAGAACCTGAATTATATCATGGAACTACTGTTAAAAATGCTTTCCTAATTTTACAAGAAGATGTTTTAAAAGTAGGCAAAATGTATGGAAATAAAGAACCAGCAGTTTGTTTTACAAGACATTTAGAAAACATTAATTCATATAAATTTGCTGCTATATTTGTTATAGATAGAAATAAGTTAAAAGCTAATTATAAAATAACTCCTATTACTGATTACAAAAATGTTGTAGGTGATAATCATGGAGCTAGATATACAGCTACAGATTTAGTACATTCTAAAGCAGAAGAAGTAGTTAAAAAAGATATAACTAATATTAGAAAATATATTAAAAAGTTATTAATTGCATCAGATATCATAGATGTATTTAAAGATTATTGTAAAAAGAATAATGTAGATATTAGTGATTTAATTATAGAAGAGATTTAATCTCTTCTTTTTTTTTAGTTTTTAAAGTATTTAAAATAAAGTGCTAAATTAAATATATGATTATTTAGAAAGGAGTCTTGCTATGAATCCTAAATTTTTCTTTTTAACTGAAGATGAAAAACATAACATTATTAACTTAGGTACCGCAGGTTATATTACGGATAATGGAGAAATTATATATATGCAAGAGTATCACGGAGAAGATAAAAATTTACGTGATAAAAGTTATATAGAATTTTCAAATACTCATCCTGAAGAAGATACATGCATTAGACTCTATAAAAAACCTACTGATGAACAATATAAACTTATAGAAAAGATAATTGATTTATATTTAAATAATGAAGGTTATTGTAAAATTGAAATTTGAAAAGATAAACAATATAGTTATTATCAAGTATTTAGTTTATATGAAGATGCTTGTAAAGATTTTAATTGAGAAGAAAAAGTTGGTAATTGAACAGGTTATAAATTAGTGCAAATTATTAAAAATAGATTTAACGGATTAAACGAAGAGTATTTAGTAGAAGTTAGACGTGCTAGTTTATTATCAACTAGTAAACAAGGAGACTCTTATAAAGGACAAGACAAAAATAGATGAGATGCTAAATCAGATTGTAAAATAGCTAATACAGTATCAGATTATAACAAAATTGATATGAATACATTCTGAAAAGAAGATGTTTTAAAATTTGGTGTTAAAGTTCAAGGTAAAACTGGAACATATTTAGTAACTATAGCATTCTCAGGAGTTTTACCTAAAATTCAACGTTATATTAAAGATGCTAAATATAAATTTGAAAGAGATACAGTAACTAAAGCATTAATGGATGCTATTGATAGTTCAGATGTTACTGTAGATTGTACTTGTAGTGATTTTAAATATAGATTAGCTTATTATGCTACTCAAAAAGGTTTTAAAGCAGGACCTGATGAAAATAGACCTGCTGAAATTACAAATCCAAATGATAATAAAGGTGCTTGTTGTAAACATATATTAGCAGCATTAAATAATGCATCTTGGATTAGAAATGTAGCATCAGTTATTGTTAACTACGCTAACTATTGTAAAGATAAAATGGAATATAATTATGGTAGATTTATCTTCCCTAAAATATTTGGTATTCCTTATGAAAAAGCTGTACAAATGTGTATAGATGATTTTGATAATGAAGGAAATCCTATTGATGAGTTACATACAGATGAAAATACAATTAATCTTGCTAACTTTATTGCTAAAGCAAGATTTAAAGGAAATAAATCTAAACAACAAATAGAAAAAGAAAAACAAGAGGAAGAGAATAAAGCTAAAGAACAAAATACTAAAGAAAATACAGAGGAAAATAAAAAATAAAAAAAAGTTAAAAGAAGTTTAATATTTTGCAAACTCAAATTGTATATATTATTTCTTTATAAATAAATGTATAATATAATGTAACAATATGTAACATTTAATGTAACAATAATTGTTACTACCAAAAATAATATAAATATTATTTTTGTATAGAGAAATGCTAAAATTGAACTAAATTATCTTTAAGAAAAAGGAGTCAGTTGAAATATCATGGATAATCTTGACGAATTAAAGAATATTGATTTAGAACAAGTTAATAAAATTTTAGATACATTATCTCCTGAAGAGAAAGAATTAACATTAAAGATTTTAAATGATTATATTACAGAAGGAAAATCTAATACATTAGATACTTTAATATTAGAGGATTATGCTGAAGTTCCAGTAGATATCGAAACATTCGTAGATAATTATGATTATTTAGGAAATGCTTGACATGATGCTTCAGGAAATAGTAAATTATATCCTTATTGAAGGGAAGAATTAAAAAAGATATTCCCTAATAACTTAGATACAGCAGTAAACAATGCTATTTTTAGCGGTTCAAGAGGACGTGGAAAATCTGAAATATGTGTATTATTAGTAGCATATCTTTTACATAGAATATTATGTTTAAAGAATCCTATTGAGTTTTTCCATTTAAAAGCTACAGAAAAAATAGTATTTGCTTTTATGAATATTAAATTAGACCTAGCAGAAGAAATAGCTACTAGTAAATTTCAAAATACTATTAAATCTAGTCCATGATTTTTAAGACATGGTTCATTAGAAGGTAGAACTAAAAAGATTTGGGTTCCTCAAAAATATGTAAATAAAAATGGAGAGGAACAAGAAGTAATTGATATTAAAATTGGTTCACAAGCTGATGACCTAATAGGTTTACCAGTTTATTGTGCCTTCTTCGATGAGATTTCATTCATTAAAAATAAATCAATTGATGAACAAAAGAAGAAAGCTTATGATATGATTGATACTGCTATTGGTGGTATGAAAACAAGATTCGTTCATAAAGGAAAGAATCCAACACTTTTAATGTTAGCTTCTTCTAAAAGAAGTGATAAATCTTTCCTAGAAGAACATATGAGAAAGAAATTAAAATCTGAAAAAACAAATGTTTATATTTCAGATGGTTCTGTTTGGGAATGTAAACCAAAAGGAACATACAGTGATGAAACATTTGCAGTAGCAGTAGGAAATAGATTCTTAACTTCAGTTATTATTCCTGAAGGAGTAGATGAAGAAGAATATTATGCTAAAGGATATACTCAAATAATTCATCCACCTATTGATTTTAAATCAAACTTTATTGATGATATTGATAGAGCATTATGTGATTTCGCCGGTATATCAAGTAGTAGTTTAAGTAAATATATTAATGGTCAGGTATTTAATGATATAATTACAGATAGAATTCAAAACGCTTTCAGTTCAGAAGTATTAACAATAGGTACTGGACCAGAAGATAAAGAAGTTCAATATTATAACTTCTTTGATGTAAATAAAATAGATCCAGCATTAAAATCTAAACCTTTATTTATACATCTCGATATGTCGAGTGGTAGTGGAGGTAAAGGAGATAAAACAGGTATTGCTGGTGTATTTATAAGAGGTAAGAAACCAAGTACAGATCCTAATTTACAAGCTAAAGATTTATTTTATAGTTTAGCCTTCTCAGTAAGTATTAAAGCTCCTAAAGGATATGAAATATCTTTTGAGAAAAATAGAAATTTCATTCGATGATTAAAGAAGCAAGGATTTAATATAAAAGGTATTACTTGTGACCAATTCCAATCAACAGATTTAAGACAACAATTATCCGCAGAAGGATATCCAGTAGAGTTATTATCAGTAGATAGGGTTGATACAGATAAAATTTGTAAACCTTATCAAGCTTTCAAATCAGCTATTTATGAAAAACGTTTAGAAATTTATGAAGATAAATTATTAAGACAAGAAGTAATAAATCTAGAAAGAAATATTGATACAGGTAAAGTAGATCACCCTGAAGGCGGAAGCAAGGATAAGTCAGATGCTGTTTGTGGAGCGTTATATAATGCATCACTTCATGCAGAACAATTTGCATTTGATTATGGTGAAACAGCAGAAGAATTATTAATAGCAAACTCAAATCAAAGTGAAATAAACTATGATGATCAGATGTTAGTTGATTTCCAAAAAGAATTAGAGAAAATTGGTGATCCTTTAGGAAAATCAAGATTAAAGGAAGCAAATGATATGTTTGCTCCTACAACTGATTATAGTATGTTTAATGATGATATTGTTATTTTATAAAGGAGAATATAAATGGCAGAACAAGCAAAAACAACAAAAAGTGTAAAAAAGCAAATAAAACCAATTCCTAAAAGTGCTCCAGAAGTAGGAGTAGATACTACAGGTAGCTTTTTAGATAATATCATTGATGCTGCTGATATTGGTGTATTAGATGTCTCAGCACTTGATGGTTTAAGTCAAACAGCTCAATCAAGAGAACGTTTATTTGAATTATATGAACAAATGACTCAAGATGATGTTATTTCAGCTGTTCTAGAAACATATGCTGAAGATACTGTTCAAACAAATGATAAAGGTCAAATAGTTTGAGTAGAAGCAGATGATTCTAAAGTATTAAATTTCGTTACTTGATTAGTAGATTCATTAAATATTGATAAGCATATTTATCAATGAGCATATTGTTTAGTAACTTATGGTGATGTATATATTCGTTTATATAGAAAATCAGATTATGGAAATGATTTATTATTTAAGAATAATCAACATAATAAGCAATTAAATGAATCTAAACTAAACAAAGATAAAGAAAATTTAACAGAAGCAGCAGTTTTAAAACTATATTCACAAAGTGATCCTTATATTCCTTATGTTGAAATGGTTGCAAATCCAGCTGAAGTATTTGATTTACAAAAGTTTGGTAAAACATACGGTTATGTTAAAGCTCCTGTAAGAGTTTTACAAACTCAACAAGATCAAATGTATGAATACATGACTAGATATAAAGTAAAACAACATGATGTTGAAATTTATGATGCTATGACATTTGTTCATGGTTGTCTAGAAAATACAAATCAAAGACAACCTGAAACAATTGATATTTATTTAGATTCAATTAAGAATTCAAAAGAGTATCAATTTAATACAGAAGAAAATGATACAAGTGTAAGTGATGATAGTATGACATCTTCTTATACTGTTAAGAGAGGTCAATCATTATTATATAACGCATTTAGAATTTGAAGAGAATTAAACTTACTTGAAATGTCAGCTTTATTAAATAGATTAACTAAATCATCTTTAGTTAGAATCTTAAATGTTGAAGTTGGTGATATGGGTAAAGACCAAGTAAGAGGTTATATTCAAAGATTAAAAGATAAGATTGAACAAAAATCAGCTATTAATGTAAATAAAGGTATGCAAAATTATCCAACTGCAGGACCTATTGAAAATACTATTTACATTCCAACTCATGAAGGTAAAGGTGCTATTACACCAACAACAATTGGTGGAGATTTCGACCCTAAACAATTAACAGATATTGAATATTTTAGAGATAAGCTATTTGGCTCATTAAAAGTTCCAAAACAATTCTTTGGTTTCACAGAAGATGGAGCAGGTTTTGATGGTGGTAAATCATTAACAGTTTTATCAGCTCGTTATGGAAAATCAATTAAGAAACTTCAAAATATCTTATGTCAAATGGTTACTGATATTATTAATTTATTCTTAATTGATAGAGGATTAGATAATTATGTAAATGAATTCCAAGTTAGAATGCAACCTCCTGTAACTCAAGAAGAACTTGATAAGAGAACTAATAATGATAGTAGAACTAGATATGTATCTGATATCATGAATCAATTAACTGAAGTAGATGATAAAATTACAAAGTTAAAGATTCAAAAAGCATTATTAGGTGAAATTGTAAATGATAGTGAAGTATTAGCTTTATTAGATGATTATATTAAATCATTAGAAGAAAAGAATAACCAAGAAAAAGCTAATAATGAAACTATTGAAAATTCAGGAGGAGGAGCTGAAGGTGGAGAAGAAGGATTAGTTCCAGAAAATAATGGTGGAGAAGAATTCACATTAGATTCTTTAGCACCTGAAGGAGAAAATCCACCAGCAGAAAATGTAGAATTACCTTCAGCAGCTGATGTATTAGGTGGAGGAG